TATGGCATTTAAATTACTAGGTATGGAATTTAAAGCCTCTCAAATAGATACATATTTCAACCGTGGTATGTTAAGACGCTTAGAATTATACGCAGATGTTTACAACGCTGGAGTTAATCAGATAGACGTTAATAACTACAGGGCTGTAATAACAAACAAAAGAAACATCCCTATCGATATAAAAGCTAATGCAGAAGTAGCTCAAATATTATCACAATTTATATCGGATGAAACGCTATTAGAATACCTACCAAATCAAATTGTGCCAGATGTTAGAAAAGAAATGGAACGGAAAGCCGCCGAGATGCCAGAAGACATATTGGGGCTTGACGATGACGACGATAAAGATAGTTAAGGGGTAATAAATGACTCTGCAACAATTAGAGGGCGAATCTAAAAGAAGAATGGAGGCTGTTCTCGGTGTGTGGACAGACCCACCATCTGCCAAGACAAGACAACTACTCAGACAATATAAAACCGCTTACAATGATATTACTAAACAGCTTTCAACAACATACTCTAAAATGCTATCGGGAATAATTCCAGATGATTACTACACCGAAATGCTTAAATACAAGAGGCTCGGTATATTACAAAAATCAATAGGGGATACATACAAAACAGCAGCAAGGCGGGCTGGTAAAGCTCAATTCTCTATGAGTGAATTAGGTATGACTAATACATACTACGGGAATATGTACTCTGTAAATTGGTTTTCAGATAAGCCCTATTTCGGAGTTATCAATCAAAAGGCTGTTGACGTGTCGGTATATGGCACACCGGATATATGGAGTCAAATAAACAAAGCCAATAAAGCTAAATACAAACCTTATCTTCCAAAATATGGAACATTAGGGGAGATCTTAAATGCTAATGCAGCTAAAGACCTAACCAAAATACAGGCAACTATAACGCAAGGGCTAAGACAAGGAAAGGGATATAAAGTAGTAGCTAAAGAATTAGGCACTATATTCAATACAACAGCATCGAACGCTTTAAGAATAGCACGTACAGAAGGTCATAGAGCAATGACGGCGGGATCTTTTGCAAACTCTCAGGAAGCAGTAAACAAGGGCGTGAATCTACAAAGGCAATGGCTGGCAACTCAAGACACTAATACAAGAGACCAATCTGGAGAGATGGACGGTCAACGGGTGGACGCTGATAAACCATTCGAGCATGATGGTTATAGTTGGTTTATACCGGGCAACTCCGGAAACCCTGCTTTTGATATAAACGACAGATGCGATGCAATAGATATAGTAAACGGTAAAGACCCAAAATTAAGACGTGGAAGGAATCCAGAAACAGGGAAAACAGAAGTAGCGAACTTTAACTCATTTGATGACTGGACAAAAAAGCATAATTTAACACGTAATGCATCAGGCAAATTGGTGCCTAGAAAATGACATATGAATACAAGTGCACTAAGTGCGGACTAATTACAGAATATAACTGTTCTATAAAAGAAGATCGTCCAAAAACATTAACTTGTATATGTGGTGGTGTAATTAAATTCGATTGGGGTCAATATTCTAGTCATACAATATTGATACCAGAGAGGCATAAAGCTTGACAGCCCTGCCTAATAGCCACTCTTAACAGGGTGGTTTTTTTATGCACTGTATACAAAAGGATGCTGTATGATTTAGTTGACACATAAACATAAGTGTAGTATAATAAAAATAACTACGTGGGCGTGTACCATATGGGAGGAACATGAATGGATAATATTATAGACGGTTTTAAGGACGTACTAAAAGAAGATGCTGATTTAACAGCGTTTGAAAGTAAGCTAAGGGCTCTAAATCCCTTGTCGGGATTAGAAACCAAAGAAGCAGCATGGGACTTGATAAAAAAGAACCCTATGTTGATTAGTACATTTGACCAGAAGCAGAATGAAAGAGCTGTAACAGTAGAAGAGAATCTTATGAACGGTAAAGTTCAAGAGATCTTGAAAACCAAAGAAGCTGCTATACGAGAAGAGCTAATGCCAAACGAGACAGAGGCACAAATTGCACGGCGTGAGTTTAAAGAGTATAAAACCGCACAAGAAAGCAAAGAAACGCTTTCAATTATCCAAAATAAGCTTTTAGAGAAAGCAAACGAAATTGGGTTCGATCCTATTTTTGCCAGAGAGTTGGCAATATATGGAGACAATGCAGAAGGGAAGCTTGATTCTTATAATGATTTTATCATTAAAGAAGTTGAGAAAAGATTAGCCGAAGAGCTTAAATCAAGATATCCCGGAGAGAGTCAACCAAAGGGTTCAACACCAGTAACAGGATTATCTGAGATGACAGATACCCAGCTTAATGAATTAGTAAAAACTAGCCCAGCACAAAAAACGGCTGTACTAGAAGAAATAAAAAGAAGAATGAAACCAACCGCATAAGGGCGCTTTATCCCCTTAATGCAAAAAAAGGGGAATAAAAATGTCAGAAGCAAGACTAACAAACGCACAAATCGATTTAGATGTATTCAATGGATACAGTGTCGAACCATCAATTTACAAATCAAGATTTTACCGATCAGGATCATTAGTAGACAACGCTCAGATGAGCTCTATGTTATCCGGTCAAGGTGAATCATACTCACTACCATTCTGGAAAGATACCGCTGGTGGAACTGGTGATATCCCTATCGAGGGTACAGATGCAACAGTAAATGCATTCACATCAGCAAAACAAATGTTTAGAAAACAAGTAAGAAACAAAGTTTGGGGATCTAATAACCTAGTCGGAGTCTTCACAGGTGATGATCCAATGAAAGCAGGTGCAGGCATGGTAAGTAATTACTGGGCTCAGGCATATGACCAATTGGCTATTAAATCAATAATCGGTATTCTAGTTGATAACGCATCTAACGACGGCGGTGATTTAATTAACGATATCTCAGCAGGCGCAGGATCAGCAGCATATTTTAGTGACAACGCAATTATTGATGCACAGGCTCTATTAAGCGAAAACGGATCAGAGTTCACAGCAATACTAGTCCATCCAGCAACCAAGGCATATATGAGAAAATTAGACCTTGTTGATATGATACCAGTTTCTGGGCAAGAAAGACCAGTTATGCATTATATGGGTATGGAAGTTATTGAAGACAGAAACGCACCTCTCGATTCTGGTGACTACTCATCAATCCTTCTTAAATCTGGTGCAGTTCAGATGGGTATAACTTCACAAGGTTATTTACCAACAGAATTTAACAGAGATCCACTAGACGGTTATGGTATAGATCAACTAATTACACGAAGAACGTTTGCTCTAACAGTACCGGGATTTGCATCTGTAGAAGGTGGATTTGCAGGATTAACACCAACCGATTCCGAGCTAATTTTAGCTGCTGCATGGGATAGAGTGTACAACGCTGAAAACAGCCCAATTGTATCTCTACGACATACATTACCATAGTAAATATAGAACCCCTTCGGGGGTTTTTTAGGAGGCAAGGATGGAAGGAAGAAGAGGTGGAAGGGTTCAAGTCAATGTACTTCAATATCAAGAATTGGTAGAAAGGGTAGAAAGACTTGAAGCTATTTTACAAAAACCAGACATTGGGAAAGTAGGTCAAGACGACTTAACGAAAAAAGACATCATGGAAATGTTGGATCATAGAGGTATTAGTTACACTACAAGAGATACCAGAGACGATCTTATAGCATTTCTTAATGATGAAGGAGCAGATAAATGCCAAAAAGACAAACAGGAACAGGCTTAACAGCTAATGAACAAATAGATGTTTATGCTAAGGCTATGAGTGGAGATATTGCTATAGTAATAACACCGGAAACAGTAACACCCGTGCCAACCGCAGCAGCATGGACGAGAGACGTTAAAATATCACTACAAACAGCAGCAGGGGAAATCCATAGTTGGTGCGATTTAACAGAAGCAACAATCTTATCAATTGCAGACACTGGAGGTGGAACAGCTTCAATAGTGGCAACCACAATAACTATAGTAGCAGGAGAAGCCGTAGTAGTAGTATCGGGAACAGCGGCAACATGGGCAGATAGTGAAACGGATACGTTGACCATTGCCGATATGACTATCATGGGTTATACCGTAACAGGTGGAACCTCGGTAGAAACATTTACAACCTAAGGAGGGGCTTAAATGATTGATTTATTTAGACAAGAGGGCGACTCTATTAAGTTAGTAAGCCCAGAGAAAGATTATAGAATCCTTGGAGCATGGGGCGACGATGTTGTAAAATACGCACTAGAAGCAGGGTTCCCAGTAGATGATACTACAGGCGATCCGATAGGATGGACATCAACAGTAGTAGAAGTCGGAACAGGAACCACTATATTCTCAAACGCTGTTACAGGTGGTGGAGATATTGCACTAATAACAAACGCAGCAAACGAATATGATGGTGGAAACTATCAGATGAACGGCGAACCATTCGATATTACATCTGGCAAGAAATTATATTTCGGAGCAAAGATTAAAATATCAGATGCAACACAAGCAGATTTATTTATAGGTTTAGCTGAAACAGACACAACTCTAATGAATACAAGCTCATCACATGCGATTGCATTAGGTGGAGACGGTATCTTCTTTAGTAAAATAGACGCAGTTACAACTATTACAGCAAAAACATACCTAGACGGTGCCGAAGTAAATACTGCAAACGTATCAACAGCAATGGACACTTCTTATCACTGGTACGAATTTGAATATGATGGGTCATCTATCAGAATGTATTTTGATGGCGAACTTGTTGCTACATATACAGCAAGCTTTCCAGATGGACAGATTACACCATCAATTAACTTTAGAAACGGAGCTGCAGCAGTTAAAACAATGACTATTGCTAATCTTGTTACTATCGCAATAAACGACTAATAACAGCCGGAGCAATCCGGCGTTTTGAGGTAAACATGAGTACACAAACAGAAATATTATCTAAAATGCAAGAGGGGTTGACCGGGTACATCGGGACTATTGACTCAGACCATGCATATATACACGATGCAATAGCCTATACAGCTATAATAAATACAGGAAGCATCTCTGCTGCTTATGATGTAGCCTTTACAACCCCTTCGGTTGAAAGTGGGAAATATATCCATTGGAGACCTATAGGCGTAACAACGTCAGCAGATTATGTACAATTTACATTAAGAGAAGGGGATAGTTTTTCAGCAGGTACAGCAACGGAACCAATAAACCGGAATAGATTATCTGAGTCTCATTCAAACATGCAGACATTTGTTTACAATGCAACTTCTTCACCAAGTGGTACAATAATACAACAGGGGGGTGTGGGTGCATCTGGCAATCCTGCATCAAGATCAGGAGGAGGTTCAGCAGCAGCCGAAGAGTTAGTATTAAAACAAAATACTAATTATGTTTTAACGCTTGACCCAGACGGTGCGACAG